TTACCCAAGAATCTTGCGGAACTGCTCCGAGGTTTCCTCCGCGATCTGCTCCATCTCTCCGTTCAGGAGATGGTCATAAACTCCGCGCGAATCCATGCTGCGAGAATGACCGACCAATTTTTTTAGATGGCCATCGGGGATAGATCCATTTACCGTAACAAATGTGTGCCGCATCTCGTAAAGCGTCGTGTATGGGATTCCATTTTTTTTCTGATATGCCTTCCAGCGATTGTAAAAAGACCGCTCGGTCGGGATCTGGAACAGCGGAGTGTTATAATTCATTCGGATTCCCTGCGACTTTAGCAGTTCAATCTGATCATTGTAAGCTTTCTGCGCCTGCTCGTTCATCACAAAACTGCGCTTTGCGTTGTCATTCTTTCCCGAAGTGATTTCGTTCAAAACATTTTTTGCCCGTCTGAGATTTACCACATTGCCCTTTATATCTCCAATCCAGACCCCAACGATTTCTCCCGGCCGCATACCGGTCGAAACTGCAAAACGGTAAGCGTAAATATAATCGTCAAACTCTCTGTGTCTCCACCTGGTTACTTCGTCCACGGTGAAAAGTGTCTTTAATGATCCTGGTTGCAAAACGTGCTTTTCCCGTTCGATGGCTCCCTTTGGGATTTTCAGATCATCCGGGCACAGCATGGTATATTTATGCTTTCTGCACCATTTCAAAAACTCACACTCTATAGCCTTTATTGTCTTTAGCGTTTTTCGGCTGAGATTTCGGTTGATGCTAGGTTTCTGCCTTACCTTTTTTAGGCATCCGTGCTTATATGACTTATCAATTACATCCTGCAGTTGTCCCTCAGTAAGAGCCCCGATCTGTGTGTTTTCACACACTGGGAGGATATAGTATTCTCCGTATTTTTTGTGCTGTAGATAGTTGCTTTCGCCGCTGGCCTCTTTTACAGATTCCAAAAATTCGCTGTAAACGGTGGAAGTTTTGGCAGTTGCGTTTGCAATTCCATCGTCCAGCCAGGCATCTGCTTTGGCGTTGGCCTCTCTCTGACCGGTTCGACCGGATGTGCTGCTGTAAAACGATTTGCGCACTCCGTCTTTTTGTACGTCGATGCGCCACATCTTGCCTGTCCACGATGCTGTATTTGTTCTTTTACCCATAACAAAAACCTCCTTTGAGTATGCTTGCCAAAGCCCACCCAAAAGAGGTATAATCACGATTGTGAGCCGTGCTTGTCCTCTGGGCGAGCCGCTTATTCATCCCCGTCTGGTGTTAGCGCGCCGGGCGGGGATTTTTATTTATTGCGCAATATTAAAAGTTTTTGTTAACTTCTGATTATCTAAAGAAATAACCTCTCCGGCTTCTACTTCAACCGGCGTCGAGGTATCACTTAAAACATAGGCGCATTGCACTGTGATTTCAGCGCCATCTTTTACCTGTTTCATATAGTTTTCGGAATCTACGCTTCCGTCGGTTACAATACCCTGTGCAGCCCTTTCATCACCACTGCGGTGAAGTGGGAGGGCGCGCGCACTTTCCATTTTACTAATATGTCTACCGGCGGCTTTAAGAACCACAGCCGCAACGGCGGCTGGAACCGCGGCAAATACGTCCAGACGGATGTACCCTTTACGCTGGAGCATGACCGCGACATCGAATTTTTGGTGGATAAGGCCGATGTGGATGAAACCAACGCTACCGCAAGCATCAAGAACATTTCCAGCACCTTTGAGCAGACGCAGGCGTCCCCGGAAACAGATGCTCTGTTCTTCTCCAAGTGCGCTTCCAAAGCCCTGACGCTGGCCGGGTATCACTCCAGCACGGCAATCACCGCCTATACCACGGCAAATGTCTTCGCTAAGCTGAAGGCTATGCTGGCGGCAGGTAAGCTGCGCCGCTACAAGGCACAGGGCGCCCTGATTATGTACGTGTCCAGCGCAATCATGGATCTGCTGGAGCAGAGCGACAAGTTCACCCGCAAAATCGAGATGACCCAGATCAGTGAGGGCGGCGTGAGCATGGAAACCCGTGTTACGGACATCGACGGCGTTCCGCTGATGGAAGTGATCGACGACGAACGCTTCTACAGTGCGTTCAACTTCGAGCCTGAGGACGGCGGCTTTGCGCCTTCCGTGGCGGCGTATAAGCTTACCACGGACACCGCTATTGATACGGCCAAAACTTATTACACGAAGGCGGGGGATGTGTACACGGCGGTTGCGACGCCCAAGGTGGCCGATATTGCCACTTATTATGAGCAGACCGCGCCCGCGTCCTATAAAATCAACGTGCTGATCGCAAGCCCGCTGACCACCAAGGTCGTGCCCAAGATTTCCAGCATCTACTACTTCGCCCCCGGCGCCCACACCCAGGGTGATGGCTATCTGTACCAGAATCGGGAGCTGAGCGATGTGTTCACCTTCCCGAACGGAAAGGACAACACCATCGACAGCCTTTTTGTGGATGTGGATACCACGGCGGCAAACTGATTGCCAGAGAGGTAGACAGCTATGAAATTTCGGAACAAAAATACCGGCGCTATTCTCGAACCTAAGGATGCGGACGTTGAAGCTATGCTGAAAACCAGCACGGAATATTCCTCTGTTACGGAAAGCACGAAAGCATCGCTCGAAAAGGTACCCGAGAGAGTGCCGGAAAAAACCGACAAAAAGGAGTAAGGAATATGGCGCAATACGCAGACAAAAAGGACTACGCCGCCAGATTCCCTGGAGAACAAACGAGCGACGCTATTCTGAACCGCGCTTGCGAAGACATCGATGCTATGACATTTCATCGCATCCCCAAATCCGGCTTTGAGAAACTGACAGAGTTTCAGCAGAATATGGTGGAACTGGCCGTCTGCGAACAGGCACATTTCTGCACGAGCTATGGCGAATTCCTGAATAGCCCGCTTGCTTCGTATGGGATCAACGGTGTGTCGATGGCATTCAAGGAAGATGCAGTGAAAACATATTCCGGCGTTCAGACTACCGAAAAGGTGCATTCGCTGCTGATCCAGTCCGGCCTTGCGTGGCCGGGAATGTGAGGCGCGTATGATTTGGCCGAAACTGGTTCCCGATTCCGTATGCAACGTTGCATGTACCGTCACTCTGACCGGGCCGCCCGGCGAGGACGGCGCACCCACTGTGCTGCAAACGCTGGACGCTAAATGCAACTACACCGATGCCCCAAAACAGATTGTGGATGCCACAAAGCGCCTGATCCAGCTTTCCGGCACGGCCCTGTTTAATGGCGACATTGCGCCCGGCGTAAAGATTCTGGCAGGCATCATCACCACAGATTCCGGCACATGGACGATTTACCGCGGGGTGCGGGCCCGCAACCCGGACGGCACGGTGAATTTCACGAAACTGGAGCTGATGTGATGGCAATCGAGGTCGAATTGGACATGGCGGCGATCGCCGGCATTGAAACAGCGGCGAAGGCGGCCGCGCTGGAAACAGTTCGGGTCTTGCGCGGTGAGGTTGTGTCGGCGGCCGTGATGCCATTTGACACCGGCCACATGCAAAATAACCAGACTGAGGTTACTCAGGTGGTGGATGGTGAAGAAATCCACACTATGCTGACCACAGATGCCCCGCAGGCGCGCCGCTTGTACTATCACCCGGAATACCATTTCCAAACGGGGAAGAACGCTAATGCCGGCGCAAGCTGGCTTGCCGATTGGCTGCCCGGCGGCGCACAGGAAAGTTTCCTTCCCGATACATTCACGGCTTGCCTGAAGGAGAAGATGCCGAAATGACAACGGAAAACCTGAAAAACTGGATCAAACTGCAGGACGCCGAGTTTGCGGGCATTCTCCAGCTGGGCGGCGTGGACGCCAACGCGGAAAAGTATCTTGGAATCTATCCGGCCGGGCAGGCCGGCGGCAATGCGCAGATTTGCCTCGGCGGGCTGGCCTGCACGACGACCGAAACGCTGCGTGCCCGCCTGTTGCTGCGTTGGGGCCAAGCGATCCCCGCGGCGGAAGCAAAGGCGCGGAAGCTATGGAATTACTTTGCCGGGTTGTCCGATGCCGATATGGACGGGGCACATGTATATCTGGCTGACCCCGGAGCATCCCCTGTATTCATCGGCAAGGACAGCTGCGGCGTAGTTGAATACGTTATTAATCTGGAAATTATATGTGAAAGAGAGTGAGAAAATGGCAGCGAAAACAGGCGTATATCCTGTGTTTGAAAACAAATTTAAAATTGGCACGTCAGGTTCTGCCAGTACGACGGAACAGATGGCTACGGTGTCGAACCTCGAAACGTTCAGCGTTTCTATCGATGGCAATGTCGAGGAGTGGAAACCGATGGAAGCCGAGGGATGGGTGCGCCGCCTGAAAACGGGCAGCAGCCTGAAAATCAGCTTTTCCGGGAAACGCTGCATCGGCGATGCCGGTAATGATTATGTCGCCGGCAGCTTTATCAATACTGGCGTGTCTGCTTCCACAAAGTTCGAGTGGGAGTTCCCTTCCGGCGCAAAGCTGGAAATGCCCTGCGTGATGAACGTTACCAACGTGGGCGGCGGTGACAGTACCAATGTTGCTGCTCTGGAATTTGAAATCCAGAGCGACGGGAAACCTACCTTCACCCCTGCAAGCTGATAAAATAAGATCGTTTCCCCGCCTGCTTTGCAGACGGGGAATTTTTCTAATCGAAAGGAGCCTCTCATGGCAAAGCTGTATACCCTTGACAATAAACTTTTGGCGGAAAAACCGGCCATCCAGATCGGCGAAAAGTTCTATGCGGTCGACAACCGCAAGAGTACCGTGGAAAAGGTCATGGAGCTGACTAGCGAGAAGACCTCGCAGGAAATTTCCAAGAATATCGACGCGGTATTCGATCTGGCATTCGGGAAAGAAGCCGCAGAGATCAAGAAGATGGATATGCCGTATCCTGCTTTTACGCAGCTAACCGAGCTGATTATTGCGGCCATGACCGGCGAAGAGCCGGAAGCTGTGGATAAGCGATTTCAGGACGCCAAAAAGTCCGCAACCTGAAGCGAATTACGATGCAAAGTTTGATGCGGTGCTGATCGAGCAGAGCATTGCCAAACAGTATGGTATTCTACCGACGGCGCAGAGCGATCTACCATACTCGGAATGGGCAGAGTTGGTTGGCGGCCTGATGGATGATACGCCGCTGGGGCGCGTCGTGCAAGTGCGCGACGAGGATGACCCGGACGTTATCAAACGATTTGGCCCTTGGGAACTACGCATCCGTGCGGAGTGGCAGGACTTTAAAGCAAAGAAAATCATGAGAGAAACGTCCCCGGAAGATCTGCGTAAGCAAATGGCCGGATTGGAACAAATGCTTGCGTGCGTGTTTGGAGGTGGTAAGTAATGCCGGAAGGGACTGGTGTTGGTTCGATATACGTTGACTTTGTTGTTAAAAACACGGTCAGCCAGCAGGTACAGAATCTATCGAATCAGGCCGCCGCAAAGGCGCAGCAGAGCTTCTCCAGCGTGGGGCAGGCAGCGGGGAACGCTTTCGGGAATGCGTTTCAGAGAGCGGCAAAATCGCAAAATGCGGCAATTAGCAGCGCGTTCAGCGCACCGCTGGAAAATGCGAAACGGAATCTTGCACAGGTAAGTTCTGCTTTTGAGGCCAACGCTGCAAAACTCGATGCGATGTGGAACGCGAAAAACACACGGCCGTCTTATGCGGTGGCTCCTGCAGGGGAAGATAAAGCCTTCGCACGGCTGGAAGCCGAAAACGAGAGGCTGTGCCAGAAAATGCAATCCGCACGTGACCGCGTTGCGGTTGCGGCGCAAGCGGCATCGAGCCGGCAGGCGGCGGCCGAAGAAAAGGCACAGGCACGTGCGGCCGCAGCGGCAGAAAAAGCTGCGGCCAAAGAAGAGGCCGCTGCCGAAAAGGCACAATCCAGTATGGCAAAGCGGATTGGCTCCGCTTTTTCCGGGATGGCGCAAAAGTCAAAAGCCTCTTTCGCCGCGGTGGGAGCATCCATGACACGGGCACTGGGCGCTTCGCTTTCCAACCATCTACGAAATGCCGCCTCTGGGTTTACGCGGCTCTTCCACACGGTCGGCCGGGCAATGCGGCGCGTCTTTGTTCTGGCTACGGTGCTTGCTTTCTTCAAGGGCCTGAAAACTGCAATGACTGCGGCGGCAGCGCAGAACCAACAGTTCGCGAACAGTTTGGCACAAGTAAAAGGGAATCTGTACAACTCTTTTGCGTCTATCTTCACGGCGATTCTTCCCGCGCTAAACGCCATGATGTCGGCGCTGGCCGCGCTGACAAACAAAATCGCATCGTTCCTTTCGGTACTGTTCGGCGTGGCGTACACAAAAAGTGCCGCGGCCGGAAAGAAAATTTCCAGTGTGGGCGCAAGCGCGTCGGCAGCGAGTAAAAAAGTTCAGGGCGCATTGGCCAGTTTTGACGAGCTGAACGTGCTGCAAAAGAACGATGACGCTTCCGGCGGGGCAGACAGCGGAACGGTGACGCCCGACTTTTCTGCCGCGGCCGATAAAGGGGCCTCCAACTTCGCCGAGATGCTGAAGGCAGCAATCGCGGCCGGCGACCTTACCGAAATCGGGCAGCTGGTTGCCGACAAGATTAACGAGGCGTTGGCCAGCATTCCGTGGGGTCGTGTGCAGGCCAAGGTGCAAGGCTGTGCAAAGCTTATTTATACCTTCCTGAATGGAGCCGTGGGTGAACTGGACTGGCCGCTGCTCGGCTTCTCTCTGGGAATGGGTCTTAATACTGCGCTCGGATTCTTTGACACCATTGCGCAAAAGTTTCATTGGGGGACACTGGGGCAGGGGATTGGAAACGGCGCCAACGCGGCCTTCGCTACGATCGACTGGGAATTGGTCGGGCGCACACTTACCAATGGCATTATGGGAGCACTGCTCACGCTCCACGGATTCTTGCAGACCTTTGACTGGGTGTCTTTCGGTACGGATGTCGGAACAATGCTGTGTGCGGCGCTCGGCAATATTGACTGGACGCAGGCGGCAGCGGACTTCGGAAACTTGGCAATCGGAATTCTTGAAGCGATTTCCGCGGCACTTCAACAGGTGGATTGGAGCGTAGTGGGTGCGACGATTTGCTCCATGCTGGCTGCGGTGGACTGGATCGGAATATTGGAAAGCGTCGGGCAGGTGCTGATTGATGCATGGCCTATTACGCTAGGTGCTTGCCTGCTTTCACTGGCTCCATTGCTGATTACTGGATTGCTGGGTCTCCTCGATACAGCGTTGGCTGCCGTTGTTGCCGCCATTGGTTTATGGCCGGTTCTTCTCGTGGCCGCCGTTGTAGCTGTTCTCGCCGTAATTGCGGTCGAAATCTATAAAAACTGGGATGCGATAAAGGCAAAGTGGAACGAAATGATAGCCGGCATTAAAAAAGGCTGGGATTCCTTCGTTGCCGCGTGGGAAGAAAGCTGGAAATCTCTGGGGAATTGTATTAAAGGCATCATTAACGGGATCCTCAGTTTCATCAATGATGGGCTTCTCGGAGGTCTGGAAACTATGGTAAATGGTGCTATTCGCGCGATTAACCATCTTTTGACCGCTGCTTCCAAAATTCCCATGATCGGTTCGATGCTGTCTGGCGTACAGATGGGAACTGTAAGTTTGCCGCGGATTCCCTATCTGGCCAACGGCGGCGTGATCCAGCAGCCCACGCTGGCAATGGTAGGCGAATACTCCGGGGCACGGTCAAACCCAGAGATCGTAACGCCGGAAAGCAAAATGTCTGATGTGTTCTCGGCGCAGATTGCTCCGTTGGTGGAAGCTATTCAATCTCTCATTGAGTATCTTTCCTCCGGGCAAGGAAATCAAGAAATCGTAATCCGATTCGAGGGAACATTGGCAGAGCTTATCCGAATCCTGAAGCCGGAGTTGGATAAGGAAACATCTCGCCGGGGCACAAGGATTCTTACAGGAGGCGGATTCTGA